CCGTTTTCGGATTCCTCTCGGTGAGCGAGAGCGACACCACGGTGTCGAGCTCCTTCGAGACGCCGGAGGAGCTGATCTCCGGGTGGGCGATGTCGACGATTTCGCGGGCCATGGTGGTGTTCTCCTTACTCGAGCAGGAGCGTGAGCTTCACGTCGAGCTGGTTGAGCGGCGGGATCACGCTCGCCGGAATCTCCACGTTCAGGCGGCTCGGGACGATCGGGTCTGACGTGACGCTGATTTCGGCCGCATGCTCGTCGACGTTCTGGAGCCACTCGAGTTCCTCGAGCTTCTTGAGGACGTCGAGCACGGCCGTCCGCACGCGTTTTTTGGTGCGGTCGTTCTTCTTGGCTTGGGCGAAATCGCGCGACAGGCGAGCGTCGACCTGGATCGCGGTCGCGAAGAACGTACGCACGATGGACGTGTCGGCGATCGCGTAGAACGGCGCCACGCCCTGGACCGTCTTGGTGTTGACCGCACGGACGATCTTCGTCGCGGTCCCCTGGCGGTTGACCGCCAGCGGCAGCGCGCCAGCGGCCAGCGCCGTCTCGATCTCCGCGTCGGTGTAGACCGACGCCGGCGGCGGCACGTAGAGGGTTAGCTCCACGTCGTTGAACGGCAGTGCGACGTCCTCCTCACCCTCGATGGTCGCCGCGAGGGTTGCCGCGATCTCGCCGGGCAGGTTGGGGAAGTCCTCCGCCGTGACGACGTGCGTCTCCTTCCGGTTGGCGCCGGTGGCGAGCGTCGTCGCGGTCGACAGCGATCCCCGCTCAGCGAGATATGCCGTCGTCCACTTCTTGAATCCCGCAGCGCCCACTACGTCGATGTGCGCGGCGAGGTCGGTGACGTCGGCCGCGAGATGGTTCGCGATGGCGATCGCGTGGTAATGGCGATCCACCAGTGAGTTGAGCGCGTTCGTGATGTCGTAGACGCCGGCACCGGCGGTCGGCGCGGACACGATCGACGTCACGCCGGCCACCGCATCCTGCTTGAGGTACTCCAGCTTGATGTCATTGCCGTTGATGCCCGCCTGGACGGCGGTGAGGTCGAGCTGGTCGCTGCCTGCGCCGGTGACGGTGGCTGTCACCGGAAGCGTGGGCAGCGCCGCATCGACCGCCGCCTTCATGGCGTTCGCGACGACCGTTGCGGTGTCGCCGCTCTTGACGCCGGCGCGGAACGTTCTCCCAGCGATCCGAAACACCGCATCGCCGGCCGCAGTGGCCGGCCCCGTCATCGCGAAGCGGTGGATCGCCTTCACGCCTCCGCCCGGATCGGCGATGGGCACCGCGTAGATCGCCGGGCCCTTGCCCTGCGTCCGGATCGCCTCGAGCGCCCACCGGCACATCAGGGCGAGCTCGGAGCCCGTCCCGAAGAGGTTGTCCGCATCACCCTCGGTCAGCACCCGGTAGGGCACCTCGACGGGCACCACTCCGGTCCGGGCGCCGAGGAGAGCGACATTGCGGTCGATGGGCGCGAGACCACGCTGGGACGCGCTCGTCGCGTCGAGCGTCACGAAGGTGCCGGGCTTGCGCGTGGTGGACGGGATCGGCATGGCTTACTCCCTCTTGTCGCGGCGCGATGCCGCCGGCGGCGAGATGGCGACGACACGGCGCACGATCACAAGGTCGCCCGCCTGGATGCGCCGCTGGTAGTAGCGAGTGTTCGGGACCTCGACCGGCGTGTCGCGAATGACGAAAACGTCGGCACCGTCGCGGATCACGCGCCTGGACGCGCCCGGTTGGAACACGGGACGACTGGCGTCGGTGGCCTGGACGAGGATGGTGTCGGGTTTCATTGGGTCTCTCTACACGACAGGGATGGTGATCTCGACGATCGGATCGGCGTCCGGATCGTCCGGGTAGTTGATATCCGCGGCCAGATCCGTCAGGTCAGGGTCCACAGCCGGCTGCTGGACCGCGTCGGTGTCGACGGAGTAGACTTGCTCCCAGATGGCCAGGTCGCGCTCCCACGTGAGCGCCGCCTCGGAAACCGGCGCCGGCGGCCCCGCCCCGGTCACGCCGAGGTCGAGACCAAATAGCCGGTCGCGGCAATCCTCCAGAATCTGATAGATCCCTGGATCGGCGCCCGCGCTGTCACCGCGGACACGCGACGCCTGGGATCGGTAGCAACCGCTGACGACGTACAGGTGTAGCGACAGATCGAGCGTCGCCCGGCGACGTCGCACGTCGAGACCGCGGTACGCGCCGCTCGCCGTGAAGATCAGCACGGCCGGCACGCGCCCGGACAGGACGGCGCGAAGCTCGTCAGGCGCCTCGGCAGAGGCGAACTCGCCCGCGTAGACGTCGAGGGCCTGTAGGTAGCCGCCTGACGCCAGGAGCATGGGCGCGAGCGCGACCAGTACTGCGTCCTCGAGCCGCACGCGCAGCGCTGCCATCACCACACCTCGAGGATGTAGTCCCGGATCTGCGTCGCCGCCGCGAGCGCGAACGTATCGCTGACCCAGGCGAATGTCCTCGACGGGATCTGGGCTCCGCGCCCGGCAGAACCACCGAACTGGTGCACGCCGCCCCACGGCACGCGAGACACGGCTTCGAGATCCTTCCGCCCGGCGCGGAAGATGAACGACGACTTGAGGCGGCCGAGTTGGTTCGCGAGGCGGCGGGCGCCACGCTTGGTGACCTGGCCCTTGCGCGCGCCACGCCTGCGCACGTTCCCACGCCCACGTCGGAACCGCTCCAGCGTCGATGCTGCGTAGGGCGCCCACGCGCCGTCGGGCCCTGCGCGCTCCCCGAAGTGATTCTTCAGGTCGGCCCGGAATGGCGTGCGCAGCTCGCGAAAAACGGGCCGGAGATCGCGGCCGCGACGCACGAGAGCGTCCATGCCCTGAACGACGTCGCGCACGTCGACGTCGACACGCCCGAGTACCAGCCCGATCACCAGAATCCCCGCAAGGAGTTCCGCGAGATGTCCTCGTCATCGCTCCTCTGGATCACCGCCGGCACCACGGCCGTCGACTTCGGCGGCGCCGGATCGACGCCGAGGCTCACCTTGCCGGTTGAGACCTGCTCAAGGAACCGGACCCGCTCCTCGTGGTCGAGACGATCGTCTTCGGTCGCTGCGCGGCGCCGACGCTTCAGACGGTATAGCGCCTCGGCGGCGGCGAGCTGCTTGGCCCGCGCCGGAGGCGTCGCGAACGGCGTCGCGTAGCGCAACTGGGCGTAGGAGTCCACCAGCGTCCCGGCCTCCTCGATGGCGTCGTCGAGCACGGCCTGGTCAGCGACGCCGTCCTGGTCGTCGTCGGTGAGCTCGACGAGCTTGTCGGGCCCGCCAGCCTCCTTCTCCAGATCCGATTTCGTGACGTACGGCATCGTGTCCTCGGACTACTTGCCGGGCTTGACCGTCGGGGCGCGGCTGGTGTCGGACATGCCGATCTCCTCGACGTGCAGCGTCTCGGTGTTGAGCAACTCGACCACCTGGGAGTGGTTGAGCATGCTCGCCGGCACTTCCTGCGGCACGCCGGTGAACTCGATGCCGCAGCGCCGGAACGAGGACACGCCGATCGTGTGCACCTTGTACGCGGTCACTTTCGCGGAGGGCATGCGTTTCTGCATCATTCTCGATCCCTTCTGACCTCTGTGGGTTAGGTCGTGCCGTCCGAGCCGTATGCGAGCTGCCAGAGCCCGTACCCGGCGTTGTAGCGGCCGTCGACGCCGAACCGGAAGATGTCCTTCGTGTAGACCATCTCGTCGGTGAGATCGTCCATCGGCGTGAGCGCGACGGCGCGCCGCAGCTGGAAGATGAACGGCTTGAGGTCCTTGCCGAGGTCGGCGAGGAACCACTTGGCGGCGTGCGCGCCGGTGAGCCGGTTGGAGATCACCGTCTCCACGATCTGCAAGTTCGGGTTGTCCTGCTGGCTGGTCGGGATGACCTTGCTCTGCAGGATCTCGTGGGCCTTCGCCCGGTTCGACGGGCCGACGATGAGATGCGTCGGCGTGATGTCGAGAGGCTCGCTCCGCTCGTCGAGTACCTCGAGCATCTTCTGGTACGCCGTCTCGAACGATGCCTTGGCCAGTGCCGCCGTGTCCTTGTTCGACTGGGTCGGACCATCTCCGTCCTTGTGGTCCGTGTCGAAGAAGAATTGCCCGTCGTACGCGAGTCCCTTCGTCGCGGCGAACCCGCTGACGAGGAAGTCGAGGAGCAGCGACTCCTGATGCTTGAGGGCGGCGCGAGCGAGCGCCGCGATCTGTGGACGGATGAGACCGAGGCTGTCGTCCTCGATGTCATCGCGCTTGATGATCAGGCCGTTCGCCCACTTCTTGTTCTCGATCTCGACCTTGTACGGCCGGAGCGACTCGTGCGGGCGATCGTCAAGCCACTCGCGCAGCGTCGGCACCGCGCCCATCCACGTGTACTTCTCCTTGGACGTGGTCGACGGAACCTCCATCGCGAGCGCCGTCTTCAGCGGCATCGACGTGCTCTCGAGCGACTCCAGGAACCACGCCCGGATGCCGAGGAAGATGTCCTGGATCGTCGTCTTGTTCAGAAGCATCGCGTGTTCTCCTTGGCCTTTACAGGCCGACTGCGATCCAGACGTCCGCGGCGCCGTCCATCGCTTCGAGCGTCCCGGCCGGGATGTCGTTGGTGGGGCCCGCCGCCTTGAGGACGGTCTGATCGTCCGAGACGTAGACGTCGTTGCCCATGTCGGCCTGGGTCACGGCGTTCGCGCCCGTCGTGCCGAGCCGGAACACGCCCTTCATGACCAGGGCGCTCTTCGCTCCGTCGGCGCCGCCGGTGTTGTCGACGTTCTCCGACGACACGCCGATCACCTTGGTGCCGGCGGTATCCGCCGCCGGGATCAGGAACCCGGTCGCGTTCCGGGAGACGAGCGCGCCCACGAAGATCTTCACGTTGGTGGCGACGGGGACGCGCACGGTGCGCTCCACGTATTTGACGGGGGTGTTTCGGTCCTGGGTGAGGGCAGCCATCGTCGCCTCCTACAGCAGACCTTCCGGCCTGCCGTGCTTGAGGAAGACCTCGTCGGGGATCCCGAGGAGGCGGTTCACTTGCTTCTGCGATCCGGTGAGCGTCGCCGCGGGCGCCGG